TACTTAATTCCCTTTATGGTAATGGTATCGGTGATCTTTGATCTAATATATTAATTAATCGTGATTACTTAATCGAGACAGACGATTATGATCTGCCTGATTCAGTTCGTTACACCGTGGGTCAACCTATGGGGGCACTTTCTTCTTGGGCTATGTTGAACTTGGTTCATCATCTTATGATCCAATACATAGCTTTTGAATTGGGTAAAACCAAGGTAGGTGATTGATACCTAGAGTACGTTGTGTTAGGGGATGATTTAGTCTTATTTGAGAAAGATGTAGCAGATAGATACTTAATCCTTTGTAAGGATTTAGGTGTTTCTATCAACTTATCTAAATCGATTATAGCTGAATCAAAACCTGTAGTAGAATTTGCCAAGAGAACTGCAGTGAACGGGGTCGATGTTTCGGCACTCCCTTTCAAAGAACTATTATCTTGTAATAATTTCTTTGGAAGGTTAAGTCTTACTTCTAAGCTCGTTCACCGAGGTTGAGGAAAAAATCTTTTCAAGATTCTTTCCATAGGTAATCGTACCAAAGTTAATAGAACTATTGATATTATTTACCCTCTTGTCGGATTCTTAACACAATCTTACCAACTAGGTAAGATTTCGTTATCTCATGTTTTAGGTCTAACCACTAGTAGTGATCATCCTCTTTCATTCTTTGGTAGAAATATTAATTGAATGAAACCAGGATTAATCACAAAAGTTGTTAGTACTTATTTAAGTACTTCAAAATTTGATACTAGCATGATTCCCCGTAAAGAGGTTTTTCACTCAGCGGTTAATTCAATGACATTTAAAAATGTTCTTTTATTTAAAATTCAAAATATAGTTAAACATATTGAATCTTTAAATATAAGTGATATTCGACGAGATATTCTTTTTGAACTCGAAGGATTACCATTTTTTGATAAGCATTGTCTTAACAACTTAGGTATAGAAATCTCAGAAGAGGATATGAAATCTAATACGCGTTTAACTCTGAGAGATAAATCGTATTATAAAGACCCAAAATTTAAAGTAGTCCTTGACAGACTATCCTATTTTGAATGTCTTTGTGATATCTTTTTAGCTCGACCTAATCTTTCCGTTCCTAATATTTCCCATTTGGTAAAAGGTTTAGATATTGATCTCAATCTTTCGAGAGGATTCAATAGATTAACTTCTGTATATCGGTTCAAATACTTAAATTCCTGAGAAAGCGATTCAAAAGCTTTCTATGCTGGAAAAGCATTTGCTGATTTAGAAGTTGAATCTCTTGTTAAAGATCTCACCATATTACAAGGTTTGGTAAAGGAACTTGAATTTTACAAACTTAAATCAAAAGACAAAAACAAGGAGGTCATAGACAATCCTCTTAAAGTCTTAGATTTTATTAAGGATATAAATAACCCTAATTTTAAGGTTAAATCCGATTTTGTAAAATTTGAGGGACAGTACTTAGATTCTTCAATAGTTATTGAGAAGCCTCGAGGTTTTAAGCCAAAGTTTGACTTTGCATTCAAAACCAAGAAGTTGATCTCTCTAGTCTTTTAGAGCCTGTAGTACAAGT